AAATTCAACCCAAAAGACTAGCGCTTCTCAAGATACGTCGGGAGTATTTTGATGAACTCGAAGCGGACTTCCAACAATATTACAACCTGGATGTCGCGCTAATCGACCCGAACAAAGCAGCGCGGTTGCTCTTTCAGTTGCCGCGCGAGTCCAGGGTGTTTATCAAATACCAACCGGCGCTTCAATGGGGCTGGTCCGAAGTACTGCAGAACAAGATGGTGTACTACCTGGAAACGCTCGTCTGGCAAAAGGGATATGATCCTAAAAAGAAAGCCCAGCACATGGCGCGCCGTCCGAAGCTCTTCCGACCCGAGTTTATGCCACAGGTATCGGCAGAGGGAGAGATTAGCAAGGGGGCAGAGGTTCATACTACTGACGAAATCGACGCAATCTTGGCTCGACCGCGTAGTTAAAAAATGTATACACCCTAAAAGTTAGAGATAATTCGCGCCACGTATATACCTAAAGGGACTCTAACTTTTACTAAATATCGCCCAAATCGGGCGTTTTTAGTTCGCTTTTTGTTCGCTCCCCTACTCACCTGGAGACCCCCCCGAAAAAATACCACCCCTATAAACTTGCTGAAACGTCAAGCATAGGGAGCTGAGTAGGGGAGAGCGCCTCGCGTGCGCTATACTATAAGCATGAGTAGTGATGTATCGTTCCAACTAGACACTGAAGCCGCCTCCGAGATACTGACGACAATGGTCGCTCCAGTCATCAAACAATCGGCAGAGGCTATTGCTGCACGCGCCCGGTCAATGGCTGGCAGTATGAGCAGCGACCCTCCTGAAATAACGGTTACACAGGCAGTGGGTGTGAACAAGGGCGGTCGCGGGCAGCGCTCTATCGCCACGATCACCGCCACCGGCAAAGACGCCCACGCTAATTACATAGGGCAGCAGGCGCTATCAAAAGCAAAAGATGCTGGGCGCGTCTGATACTCCTTTATGTTATAATTTACAATATCAATACAACACGCCAACGGTTGCGGTAAAACTGGCTTAACTAAAGGGTAAAAGCAACCAAAATGGCAGACATCGGTTCAGCAACAGTCAGGGTAACGCCGAACATGACCGGCATCCAGAGCAAGATTGCTGCTGGGTTTAAAGGCTCTGCTGGTCCGGCAACCGCCGCTCTCGGCGACGAAGTTGAAAAAAACTCTGGTCCGTTTCAGGCAGCCCTCGGAAAGCTTGGTGGGTTTGCTAAGGCGGGCGGCATCGCTATTGCCGCTGGTATGGCTGCAGGAGCGGTCGGGCTAGCCACACTGACTACAAAGGCGTTGCAGTCCGGTGCGGAGCTAGAACAGCAACTGGGAGGCGCTGAGGCGGTATTCGGAGAGTACGCTGCGCAGATCAAAGCAAAAGCCGACGATGCCTATACGAACGCCGGTCTATCTCAAAATGAGTTCTTGCAGGGCGCTAACAAGATGGGGTCTCTATTCCAGGGCGCTGGCTTCAGCGTTCAGTCATCTATGCAAATGTCTGCCGACTCAATGCAACGAGCCTCCGACGTCGCTTCGATCATGGGTATCGATACAACCTCCGCGCTAGAAGCAGTGGCTGGTATGGCAAAGGGCAACTTTACCATGATGGACAACCTGGGTGTCGCCATGAACGATACGAGCATCCAGGCTTATGCGCTATCAAAGGGGATCAACAAGTCCACCTCTGAAATGACCGCCCAGGAGAAGATCGGGCTGGCGCAGCAGATGTTCATGGAAAAGACCGCCAAGTATGCCGGTAACTACGCAAAAGAAAACGACACGCTGGCTGGTAGCATAAACACCACTAAAAAGGCGTTCGAGGACTTCATGTCGACCGGCAACGTGACCGGATTCGTAAATAGCCTCGTAAATACCATAAAGATTGCCGTCCCGCAGATTATTGCCCTATTGCCTAAAATCGTCGACGGCATCGTCCAAATCGTCCAGGCTATCGTCCCAGCGCTTGCTTCAGCACTACCAACGCTCATCCCTGCCCTAATTAACGCTGTGGTGAGCCTCATACAGGCTCTGGTGGCTGCAATGCCTACAATCATATCTGCATTGCTCGCAGCGCTCCCACTGCTCATAAACGGCTTTATACAGCTCTTCCTGGCGATTGTACTGGCGCTGCCACAAATCGTTACTATGATCGCGAACGCGCTGCCCGAGATTATAAAAGCCATCGTGGACGGTCTAACCAACCCAACCGCCCTCACAGCCCTCATTATGGGCGCTGTTCAGCTGTTCCTAGCCATCATCCAGGCATTGCCGATTATTATCGTCGCCCTGGTGGATGCTTTGCCGGTCATCATAAGCAACATCGTAAAGACACTGACTAGCACGCAATTTATAAACGCCATGATACAGGCGAGTATTCAGCTCTTCCTCGCGATTATAAAAGCAATCCCGCAGATCATTGGCTCGCTAATTGGTGCTATGGGGTCAATCCTAAAAACAATCGGCGACACGCTCTCTCCTGCAAACCTCGGTCGTATTGGTACAGATATGATAAAAGGTCTGTGGAATGGTATCAAGGACATGGCGGGTTGGGTACTCGATAAAATCAAAGGCTTTGGTAGTAGCGTCATGGACGGCATTAAAGGCATATTCGGTATTCACTCTCCATCAACCGAGTGGGCGTGGGTCGGTAAAATGGACGTTATGGGCTTGGCGAAGGGTATCACCGACAACGCCGGGCTTGTAACTAAAGCCGTCGACAAACTAGCCACAGACGCTATGTCGGGCATGACAATCGCTCCGGCTATTGCTGGCATGAACGTAACTCCGGTTGATCCTGCGAGCGCGAGTGGCGCGGGTGTTGCAGCAAACGGCGGAATAACGCAAAATAATAACATCTACAACCAAGTGGATCTAGACTCCGTCAGCCGCGAGCTAGCGTGGCAGGTAAGGCGATAAAATGAATATACTATTAAACGAAACACTCACACTCAGCGCCGACCCTAACGGTGGCAACTTTATTATTAAAAAGGTAAGCGGACTCGGTCCGGCTGATATTCGCACCTCGAGCTTCCTATACAGCGGTCGCCCGGGCGGTTTGGTAACTGACCAGCAGTTAGGCTTTCGCATGGTAAGTATCGAAGGTAAAATCGGTGAGGTTGGCGGCAGCAGGGTGGATCACGCTGCAGACCGGCAAGCGCTCCTTGCTGCCCTTCCTATTGGCACAAAAATACCGGTATATATAACGAACTTTGCTGGGGAGCAATTCCGAATCGACGCGAACGTTACCGATGCAAAGGTCGAATACAGTCAGGGTGGTTACACTAGCGACTACATGATCCAGCTTACTGCTGGCGACCCGCTATTTTACAGCGTGGATGGAGGCGACGAGCAAAGTGCGATCGTCAACCGAACCCTAGACAATGGTGGATATGTCACACCTTACATTTTGCCGGTCGTATGGGACATCGGTGGTCAACCAACAATCGTCCTCAACAGCGGTAACGCAGTCGTATACCCGACAATCACTATCCACGACGAAACACACGACCCTATAATTACGAACCAAGCGACCGGCGAGCAGTTCGCTATGAGTATCAATACCAACACCGGCGACGAGCTGGTAATCGATATGCTCAATCGCACCGTCAAGCTCAACGGCTCGGACGTAATCGGAAACAAAGTCGACGGCAGTGTATGGTTCGGACTCCTGGTAGGTAATAACGCCATCCGCTTCGACACCGATACTCCGGACGACGACGGATATGCTGAAATTGTATGGCGTAACGGCGTGACGGGGATCTAACCCATGACACCTCAACTAAAATATGAATTCGAGTTATGGATCAACGGCGTAATGGTCGCTGACATTAGCAAGCTCGCCACCACCCGCAGTTATAAAATCAAGCGCAACGACAGCGAAGAGCTCGTCTTTACTCTCGACGTAAAAGCCTTCGAGAACCACTGTGTCGAAGCCGGTCGCGACCCAGAGGCTACGCTCGTGCCGTATGTTACCGACGTGCGCGTAAAACGCGAGGGCGGCTATTTATTCGGTACACAGGTGGTCGACATCAATTACACCTTCAACGAGGGTGGCGCTGATATGGTTGTAAAATGCAACGGCTTCCTGGATCTATTTCGCGACCGATATATCACAAAAACCTATACAGCGACTGAAGCGACAGAAATTGCCTGGGATATGCTAGATGAAACACAAACGGTATATGGCGACTTCGGTGTCGAACTCGGTCCGGATCAATATATAACCGGTGAACTGCGCGACCGCAATTTTATCGACCAGAATATCAAAGACGCCGAGATGAGCCTCACCGACCTCATCGACGGCAAGTTTGACTTTGCCTTTACACACGACCGCAAATTCAACACTTACGAGATGCAGGGAACATACCGACCGAACAATCGCCTGACATATCCGTACAATATTAAAAGCATTAGCACACCAAAAACAGCGCTCAACCTGTTTAATTACACGATTGGGCTTGGCTCTGGGTTCGGTGAGGAAACAGTGCGCTCGGAGGGTGGCGCAGCGCAGGACGCTGACAGCCGACTAAACTATGGCACTCGAATGCGTATTGTTAGCTTTAACTCAGTTGAGGATCAAACTGTACTCGACCAAAATACTGCAGCAGAAAACGCCCGAACAAAAGATTTACTCATTTTGCCAAAACTAACAGTGTCCGGCGAATTCCTCGACCTCAGTACCGTATGGGTTGGTGACCGAATACCTGTCGAAGTGCAGGGACACCCTAGCCTGCCGCTTAATGACGTTTACCGTATCGAGCAGATCGACGTTACTCTTGACGAAAACGACGCCGAGGACATTGCGCTCACGGTCGACAACTACGGCTTCACACAAGAGGTGTCGTAATGTCGCGCCTCGGTCTAGTACCAGAGCAGGCGTTCGCGGAGGACTTTAAGCAGCTGCGCCGCGACGTGGAAGCTATAAAAAACGCCCAGCGGGTGGGGCGCGACATCCTGAAGCCTAAAATTATCGAGTGCCTGGACGGTAGCGGCAACCCGACAGTATACGACCTTGTTTCTGTGGCAACACCGGACGGCTTCGGAGGCTATAATAACCGCGCCGACTTTGTCGCTCGTTTTACGGCAGACCACCAAGACAACCCCTGGGGCGCACCGCTATACAAGCTGATGTACGGCAGTCCAAGTACTCCAGCAACGCCCGGGCAGACGTTTGGCTTCACATACCCATACCTTGACGACTTTTTGAACGTGCCGGGAAAGGTGAGTTACTGGGGTTATTTCGGAAACAACGACTTTATGGATGCGACGCTGATCTATATCAAAGTTTATTTTTACGCAACCGACACCGGAACACTGGCTGTAACAGCGGAGAGCATACCATAATGAAGCCTGACGATTATTACAACCAACTTGGCACAGAGCTAAAAAGCATTGAGGATCAAATCCGCGAGTTAAAAAAACGCCAGCCAAACGGTACAGATACGGTGCAGACTTACGCCAATAAAAATGTCGCGTGGGATATTGATTGGACGCCAACCTGGTCCTATACGCCCGGCTCTAGCCGAGGACTAAACAAAGCGGTCATATTTGACGCCGACGAACAGGACGCGCCAATTAGCTCCATGCGCTACGAGATACTGGTCAATAACACCGACTGGTACACCCTCGGTTCGTTTGACGCGCCTTTCATGGGGCTGGTAGCAGTAAATGGCTATGTACACGATTACTTCCTGTCATACGCCGGACTAGTGCCAACACCCAAAAAAGACGGCTGGTATTTCAACGTGAGCGCCTACGCAAGTGGCACAAATATCAAGGTTCGCTTTATAATCGACAGTACAGATACTGGAACAATAACCGTACAGGATACAGCATAATGGCAAGCCGACAAGACCTCTTAAGCCTCCAGGAGCGCGTGAAAAACGCGATGGCTACTCTTGCCGAGATGAAACGCACCCCGCAGCCTATGGCGGGCGACAGCTGGGTATACTATCGCCGTATGATCGCTCCGGCATGGGACTTCGAGGTGCATGGCGTAACCGGCACGACATATAGTAAATTATTCAAGGTTACTTACGTGGTCGCGCGCCCGGAGACCGGCTTCGCGCTTCCGTTTGTAGAGGTGGACTGGGACAACCCGGTATTTCAAGGAATGTCCTACAACTGGGCGCCGGTACGGGACGATCCGTACAGCTGGTGGCTCACTGTAAAGCACGTTACTTACGACGCGTCGGCGGCTGGTATTATGATCAGGTTTAATATATTCGCGCCACAGACTGGTACAATAACTGTAACGGAAATACCATAGTTATGTTAAAATTAAAAGCAGATAAGGATATTCGAATATGAGCTTAGGAACTAGCAACAGAGACGGCGGAAAAACAAGCGAAAGCGGTCACCTTCGAGCGCTCGCTAAAATTGTAACTGGCGATATTATCACCGGACTAAACGCGGTCCAGCGTGCTGCAGGCGTGAACATGAGTGTCGATGTACAAGTCGGCGATGCATTTGTGCGCCGCTCTGATGGTACTTACGCGCACCCTGTATTCAATGACGCTGTATATAACCAGGTAATTAGCGCAGCCGACGGCTCAAACCCTCGCCGCGATATTGTTGTAATTTATGTTGATTATGGTCAAACACCAAGTACTGCAGTAAGCAACAACACCAACGGGGTGGTCAAAATTAAAGTCGTAAACGGTACTCCAGCCGGAAGTCCTGTTGATCCAAATGGCGCTGCTATCCAGTCATCCGTTGGCGCTGGTAACCCATATAGCATACTCGCCCGCGTTCGCGTTCCAGCCGGGCAGACATCAATCAGCAACTCACTCATCGACGACCTCCGCGTAATGATTACCAATAATGCTAATACTGTAAATACTGCTGCAATTATCGATGGTGGAGTCACAGCACCAAAAATAGGCACAGATGCTAGTTTTGCATGGCAGACCTATCTTCCTACAGCTACAGGCTGGTCAGCTACAACTATCCGAACAAGTAAATGGTCTCAAGTAGGCAAGACAGTAACCATTCTTTTTCACATATCAGGTACAAGTAATGCTACAGGGGCTTCAATGACCCTGCCTGTAGCAGCTAAAGCAGGCACAAATGTTTATTATGAGGGAATGCTATTATCGACAGTAGATGCTAGCACTAACCCGACTAACCCTGGTAAGGCATTTGTAGACCCAGCAACTAATGCAAGTTTATGTACTTTCTACAAAGATATATCCGGTGGTTTGTGGACAGCTTCTGGTACTAAGGCTATGCGTGGAACGTTAGTTTACGAAGCAGCATAATAGGCTATAGATGGATGTATTACCTCGTAAGCAAAAGATAAACGGTACTGAATGGGCACTCGCTCGCCAGCGTGCTATTGCTAGCAAAGACCCTGTGTGCGTACTATGCCACAAGTTTATTGACGTAACTCTACCAATGAAAGACCCGGACACCGGCGAGTGGAATGGTCTGGCGGTTGAGGTAGATCATAAAATACCCCGCGCTCGTGGTGGTCCGATGTACGAAATGGACAACCTACAGCTATCACACAGCGCCTGCAACCGTAAAAAGGGTGCGCGCATGGAGTCTGATTACGACGCCAACACCGTCGTCAATCCTTTCCCGCATTCAATCGCATGGTAATTATTGGCGTGTTATAATAAATTCAGTAACGAATAGGAGTGTCGCCATGTCAGAAAACAATCAACCAACAGCCGAGCAGTTACAAGCTGCCGCTGATGATTTCAACCAGAATTCAGATATTAAAATCAAGCCGTTCCTCGACAGCGGCAGTCTCTTTATCGAAGAGGACAAAAAGGACTGGGAACTGCAGAGCGAGTTCCTGGCGTTTGTAGAGGACGCAAAAGTCAAAGTCCGCGCCTTTCTCAAAGACAATTATGGGGTGGAGGTTTAATCATGAATGGTATTGACGTAAGTTCATGGCAACCCGGCAACGTAGTCGCTAGCGTTCCGCACGACTTCGCTATCGTAAAAGCAACCCAGGGCGCTGGCTATAAAAGCCCAACATTCGAGCAGCAACTAAACGACGCGCTAAACTCTGGCAAGGGTGGGGCATATCACTTCGACAACGGTGATGCAAACTGGCGCGCCGAGGTCGACAACTTTGTGCGTGTCATCCGTCCGTATCTTGGTCGCATTATGGTGGTCTGGGACTGGGAGGCTTCAGCTATAAACGCTGGCTCTGGTCGTTTGAGTGCTATCCTCGGTTACTTGCGCGAACAGATCGGCTTCCCGCCGGTACTTTACGCTTCAGGCTCGCCACTAGTATCTGCCGGTGGTAACAAAGCTGCTGCAGACAATAACTGCGGCGTATGGTGTGCAAACTATAACCTCGGCTACGAGACGACCGGTTACCGCACCGACCTCAAGCCATACACCGCGTGTATGATGCACCAGTACAGCTCGAGCGGACGTTTGCCAGGCTATGGCGGCAACCTCGATCTAAACAACTTCTTTGGCGACGGTGGCACTTGGGATAAGTACGCGAACGGCAACGGCGCGCCAACTCCTCAACCCGCTCCACAGCCAGCGCCCGCACCAGCACCTGCAACCGGCGGATCATACCGAGTAGTCTCCGGCGATACTTTAAGCGGTATTGCTGCAAAATACGGAACGTCATGGCAGGTACTGCAGCAAATGAATGGTCTGCCTGATCCTAACCGTATATACCCAGGGCAAGTACTAAAAGTGCCTGGTGGCGGCTCTGCGCCTGCCCCAGCCCCTGCGCAAAGCAGTGGTGGTACTTATACCGTCAAGTCCGGCGATACTCTCAGTGGTATAGCCGCACAGTCCGGTACGAGTTGGCAAAACCTGCAGGCAATCAACGGACTGCCGGACGCTAACAAAATATACCCAGGGCAGGTATTGAAAGTCCCCGGCGGCGCTCCCGCTCCAGCCCCAGCGCCAAGCGCTCAGACATACACGGTGCAGCGCGGTGACACATTGAGTGGTATTGCATCTCGCTACAACACCTCATACCAGCACCTTGCTCAGATTAACGGCATCGCAGACCCTAACAAGATCTACCCTGGTCAAGTAATAAAAATAGGATAAGGAGAATAATATGTTTGTATTTACCCTCGACCCAGCATTAGTAGTCCAGCTCGTATTGGCTGTCGTACTACCTATACTGGTCGGACTCGTAACCACCCGCGTTACTAAAGGCTCAATCAAAGCGTGGCTACTAGCTGGGCTGACGTTGGTAACCGCTCTATTGACCCAGCTTGGCGCTGCAATAGCCGCACAGACGGCGTTTGACGTTGGTTTGGCACTAATTAGCGTTATACCTGCCTTTGCCATCTCAGTGGCGACGTACTACGGTCTGTGGAAGCCTACCGGCATCGGGCAAGCAGCACAAGACGTCAATGCCACTACTCTCGTAAAATAAACATCCGGATAAACCAAAAAGAGCGCCCCTCGCACCGGCGCTCTTTTTATGTGAACACATTTATTGTACAGGTTCGTCGATAGTATTCAAACTCCGCGTGCCTTTTGCTGCCATGACAGTTTCATAGCTCCGGCTTCCCTTCTCCATATTGCAGTAATAGCACGACGGCTTCAGGTTGGCGAGATTAAAGCGCAGGCTCGGGTCGCGACTACGCGATACGACGTGGTCCAGGGTGAGCTTGTGTATATCTATACGCACCGGACACCACTCGTGTATCTGTAAATAGCACTCCCAATACTGCCCCTCGATTGGCGGCGGGTTTTTGCGTATCCAGGTGGCACGAGTAAGAAACCACCGCTTTGTAGTTTTGCCGACCTTATTTATTGGCTTGCGCGTTTGCCGGATGGCGCTGCGCTTGATTGCTTTCTTGGGGTTGGCTGGACACGTATATGGGAAATGACCCATCTGCTTGCAGTGTCTGCAGGGTTTTTTTGGAAATCTGTCCATGTGGGTAAAATGCCTCCATTCGTTTGCCCTAATTGTAACACTTGCGTTTATGTTACAATTACTACATAAACCAGAACGCATACGGGAACTACCCGGAGAAAAAGGAGAAGGCGATCATGGCTAAGTCAAATACAGAGGTACAGCCTAAAGTAACCAGTGAGGATAAAATCGTCCCGATCGATACGTTGGTCGCGAACGACATCAACCCTCGTAAGATACATCAAAAGCAATTCGAGGCATTGAAAAAATCACTGCAGGAATTCCCGGAGATGAAGCAACTGCGCATGATCGTGGTTGACGAGAACATGAAAATACTGGGAGGGCATCAGCGTATCTACGCGCTGAAAGAGCTCGGCTATACAGACGTCGAAGTCAAGCAGGTATTTGGCTTAACCGAAAAACAAAAACGCGAATTCATTATCAAAGACAACACCGCCTCTGGTGAGTGGGACTCTGATATATTGGCAAACAACTGGGAGATGGACGAGCTGGAAGGCTGGGGTCTGACAAACTTCAACTTCGGTGATGTCGATAAAGAACCGAAAGAACCAGCATCAAAAGACGACCAGAGCAAGGTACACATCTGCCCCAACTGCGACTTTGAGTTCGAAGATTAGAATGGAGTTAACAATATGGCGCGACATTATGGTATCCCCTATATGGGGTCTAAACAAAAGCTAGTTGATAAAATAGTACCGTTTATACTGAACCGACACCCCGGCGTCGACTCTTTTTATGATCTATTCGGTGGCGGTGGGAGCGTATCTCTTTACGTGGTCCGGAAGTATCCGCACCTCGACGTGGTATACAATGAGCGCAGCAAGGCAATCAGCGCGCTCATGCAGCACCTCAAAGAGGGCGGCGAAATACCACTGGACTTTGTTACCCGGGCGGAGTTCGAGGCAAAACACAAAGGCGACGATTGGTACGCCGGTCTACTCCAATGCGCTTGGACGTTTGGCAATAATCAAAAAACATATTTATACGGTATGCCCCTGCAGGACTTTAAGCAGGCGCTCGCGGAGCTAGTAGTTACCGGGCAGGGCGATATTGACTGGATCGAAAAGACTGCCGACGACATCAATAAAAAAGAATATGGCAAGTCGATCCGCACAAAGCTATTCCTCAACCCGAAACGCTACACAACGCCATATCAGCGCCGTATCGTCGTCGCTAAACAAATACCGAGTGTCGGTGCGCTTCAGCATCTTACTAGGCTGGAGCGGTTGGTACAGATAGCAAATATGCCCGGTATCAGTACGCTGGGTATATCTGCCGGCAAGAGCTACGACGAAGTGCCTATTATCGGCGACCGCCCGATCATCTACTGCGACCCGCCATACGAAGGGACTGCCGAGTACCGCGAGGGGGCTTTTAACCACCAGGAGTTTTACGATTGGTGCATGGCTCAAAAAGTACCGGTATACGTCAGCAGCTATAAGGTCAGCGACTCACGTTTCAAGCGAGTGAAGGCAGTAAATACTCGCAGTCTATACAGAGCAAATATAGTGAATAACTATAACTACGAGAATATATACTGGAACGGAGTGTCGTAAAATCATGCCAAAAACAAAAATAGAACTTGGCGATGAAATAGAGGACGTGGTTGCTAAGGTGCGTGGTATCGCGCATGGTCGGGTTGAGTACCTGGACGGCTCGGTCGCTTGGATCATACAGCCGCCGGCGCTCGAAGGCTCGGAGCTTGCTAAGGAGGTACACAGCCAGGATGCTTACGTGGTCCGAATTGGTGATGGCGTGCGCGTCAAACCAAAGCCGCCAATGGGCTTTCACGCTCGGGCAGAGGAGTAGTGTATGGCTACCCCGAGGAAACCAGAAACCCCGAAAGACCCAATCGAAGCCGCACACGAGGAGTGGTTTTTTGCGCTTGAGCCTAAATACGTCGTGCAGCTAATGACCGAATGGAACGAGCAAAATCTAAACATAAAGCTCAAAAAGAAGAAAAACTACGACGACTGGCTCAACTACTTTAAAACGATGCCGACCAGTCACATCCGTATGTTAGTGGCGACCGGGCAGGATATACTAAACGCTGAAGCATACTCGGCGCTCCGTCGCTGGGCTGATATTATTAGCAACCCGGGGCGTATCGATAAGATCCACCAGGCTGGGCTTGTTGGCAAGGGTAACAAAAAGAACTCAGTGTTGGCGCTCGCGCAGGATAATGACCGCCTGGGCGTTCTGAAGGCGACCCGCGATAAAATAGCCGAGAAGCTCGACAAAGGCGCTGGTAACCGCGATACTGCCCTGCTGACGCGGGAAATGACGGAGATCATGACCCAGATTGCAGACTACGAAAAACGGCTCGGTCCGAAAGCCGACACGCCACTCGGTGCGTTGTTTGCCGATATGCCCGAGGCAATTGGCAAGCGCGAGAAAAACTCCGGCGCTCGCAACACTAGCTTCCGGTCCAGAGTAACAATTGACGATTTAGAAACACCAACCGAGGAGGCTGAGTAATGGCACACGCAAAAATGAAGCGCTATGGCAATCAAAAGCCCCGCATCGATATATACGAGAACGGCGATATTTGGCTAGCCGACAAAACGATCCGGCTTGTTGAGTCGTATGGTATGAAACTGCTCCCCTGGCAAAAGAACGTGCTCTATCGCTGGATGGCGCTCAACGAGGACGGCACATGGGCAAACCCCGACTGTGGACTAGAAGTACCGCGCCAAAACGGAAAGACCGAGCTATTCCTGGTCCGGATCATTGGCGGCATGATATTTTTGCACGAGGCATTGATTTACACCGCCCAGAGCGACAACACCGTCGCCACCATAAAAACCCGTCTGCAGCGTTTCTTTTACGATGCCAAAGACGAGATCCGCAATATGCTTACTGACGAGTTTGATAAAGAGCCAAAGAGCCTGGACTACGTGGAGCTTCGCAACCGGGGCAGGGTAGTATTCCGAACCCGAACGCGTACAAACGGTCTGGGTGCGACAAACGATACGCTACTGATCGACGAGGCGCAGGAGGAGACCGACGCGCAAAACGAAGCCTTGCTGCCTACCATCTCAGCCGGTAAGAACCAAAACCAGCAAACCATCCGCGCCGGTACTCCACCGAGCGGTGGCGGCTCTGGCACAGTGTTTATCCGTAAGCGCCGTAATGTACTCGAGGGCAAAGTTACCGACGTATGTTGGCAGGAGTGGAGCGTGGAGAATATAACCGACCCGAGCGACGTCGACGCTTGGTATGCCGCCAACCCGAGCCTCGGATACCACCTTCTTTTATCTGCAGTCAAAAAAGAAGCCGGGGAAATGGCGATCGACTCATTCAACAAAATGCGCCTGGGCTGGATTGCAGGCGTGGAGAGCCAGCGTGCCTTTACGGACGATCAATGGTTGCCATTAGCCACTGAGAGCGTCGTGTTGCCCGAAAACGCGCCGTTTGTATACAGTATCAAGTTTGCACCCGATGGTAGCGCTACGACGCTGTGTGTGGGCGTGCTGATGGATTATGGCGTGGTTCATGTCGAAGTTATCGAGCGCAAGCCCCGCAGTGCCGGTATCAGCTGGATTACGCGCTGGCTATTCCAGGGCAACCGTTGGCGTAAGGCTAAGAAGATAATCATCGACGGCGCTTCAGGCACGCAGTTGCTCGTGGAGGAGCTGGTCCGGTCCGAGCGCCGTATTAGTAAAAGGATACTGACCCCGAACGTAAAACAAGCCGGTGCAGCATACGCCGCCTTTAATGATGCAATAGAGAACAAATTAATTACTCACTCAAACCAGCCCGGGCTTAACGTATCAATAAAGACTGTGAAACGCCGAGACATTGGGCGCGACGGAATGTACGGTTACGCCAGCATGAACCCGGATATACAGAGCGACCCGGTGGAGGCGGCGGCATTCGCGGCGTGGGGCGCTGTGGCGTTCGCAAAAGAGAAGACCGGCGACGGTACAACCAGCCAGTCGATTATGCTATAACCCCCACTAGTCTGTACGCCGGTGGTGTGCTACATTTGATGGTAGCCACTAGGGTAGTAAGACATCCTTGAGGTTAGAACTCCATTCGGCAAATATAACTCCCCAGAAAGCGAAAGCTGCAGGGGAGTTTTGCTTTGTGCGCCACCTCTGTAAAGGGTATTGACAAATAAGCAAGTTTAAGCTATGATGTATACATGATTAACACAATCAAAAACAAATACGAAACATACACCCCCGGCGAATTCCTACCAATATACATGGAAGGTACGCTGATCAATAAAAAGCAGTTCCACCTATACAAGCTGGGCAAGGCACTCAACGCCGCCGACAGCGCTTGGATGGGCTTCGTAAACCGCGCACACGGCAAGTAACGACCCCTGTTAAATTGCCACTTCTACATACTATATAGAATAGTTCCATTAGAACTAATTTATATACTATATAGATACCCAGGTAAGAAAAGGCGGGTTTTGCACAGAAATTATGCACTTATCCCCTCTTTAACCACAACCGCAGTTGCTTCAAAATATGCTCCGATGGTATATTAGCTACACAAGACGGAATGGAGGGAACAATGTCTTACACGATTGGGGAGAAACGCCGGGCAACTATGCTCGAACGAATAGGGGAGGACGCTGCGGCACTCATAGACAATATGGCTTATTTGCCATTTTATCGGAGCGTTCAGATCATGCTTGAGAAGGCTGGCAAAGCCGACGAGTGGGGTAAAATAGTCGAAACGGCAAAGGGTAAAACCAACGCCAAGCACTACTTCGCTCGCCTCTGTAAAATGGTCAAGGACGGTAAGTATATCTTTACGAAAGCGACCGAGGCTGTTAAGGAAATAGCACAGCACACCCGAATGTACCTCAACGACCGGCTGGTCCGGTTTGGCTTCGGTAAATACCAGAAGTACTGGGTACGAAAAGCGCACGAATTCATCAACGCCAATAGCCAGGCTGCCTTTGAGGAGCTGCTAGAGTATGCCGATCGCAAAAGCATCTCGCAAAAATACATGGCGACCGCACTCAAAAACTGCAAAGCGCCAAGCAAATACTACACAGAAAACGTCCTCGGGTCTGCGAAATGAGCCGCTGGCTTGTCGTAAAAGATGAGCTTGGTGTATTGCCAACCCCATTTATTACTGGCGATCATGGCACTAGTGCAATAGAAGCTGTGCTGCCGGATCATTTTATTGGTAAAGTATATCGTATACGCCAATGGGAAACCCCGGACTTCATACTGCAGAAAGTCAAAAAAATAGCCGGGCAGACTGTTACTTCCGGTCCACGCTGCGGGTATAAATATCACAAACCAACTATTACGAGGATCACATGAGAGAGCATTTTAAGATACTATTTTTAGATATTGATGGCGTATGCAACCACCAAAAGACCCGGGAGCGCCAGGGCAACACCAAGTTCATCGGAATAAACCCCGCTATGGCGGAGCGTGTGCGCCGTATCGTCGCCGAGACCGGTTGCAGGGTAGTATTGTCGTCCAGCTGGCGGTTATTCCCAGACAGCGCCAAATACGCCGCCGAGCACGTTTGTGAGTTCTTCGATATGACACCCGACCTGCAGCGCGGAGCAGTATGGGGCATTGTATACCGGGGCTTTGAGATAAAGCAGTGGCTGGACGCGCACCCGGGCGCTCGCCGGTACGCCATACTTGACGACAGCTCCGACTTCCTATGGGGACAGCATTTATTCCGCACCACCTGGGCTGAAGGACTGACCGACGAAATAGCCGATCAGGTAATCGCCCACCTCAATGCATAGCACCGTATTTCAATGCCCAAATATCAAATGCGCTTATGCTATTGACTCCGAGGGATTAAATAAGGTACAACTGCAAGTGTTAAGGCGGACGGCAAAGAAATGCCCCGGATGCGGCACACTCGCCAAGTTCCTGGAGCAGACCAGCCTTCCAAATATACAAACCAAAACATCAAGTCTTATGGAGGGACAAAACAATGCAAAGATTAGCTCGACTAATACTACGCGTCTTACAGCCAAACGCCGATCAGCTCGGGAGGCTAGACACTGATGGAAAAGTTACCTGGTAACGTCATCAGCATGTCGGACTACCTTGAGCGCAAGGCTGGTCCGACGACTGAGGACATTACAAAGCGCCTGGCGGAGATCGCCCTGCAGCAATTACTACTCGCTAGTGAAAAACACCGGCTCGAACACCAGCTTGGTATCCGGCGAATAAATACCGAATAAAAGTATTGACAAACTATACCCAGTTTATGCTATGATGTAAGCACAACAGTAACGCATCTATGAATGGAGGGAAGCGTGTTAGAGGGATTATTTGGTAAACGTAAGAGGGGTGCAACTGAGCCGGTGACAATACCAGCATCAATGCAACCGGAAGACCCGGTCAATTACAATTCCGTACTCGACTATGTGGTCGGTCTGTCCGACAAGGACTATAAAAAACTGACTGCCTCGGCTGAAATATACCGGGAAGCAAACAAAAAGGTAGCAAAGCTCCTCGGTATCAAGGACGAGCCTACTACCACCATCAGTACCGAAAAGCCGGACACTACTGACGACGAGCTAGATGCTATGCTTGCCGCCAACCCGGACGAGCTTGCCGCTGCATTTATAGACGATGCGCCGGTAACGCCAAAGCCTAAAAAGGCTCAATCAACCGAACGTAAAATCGAGGTTAAGGAGTAATTATGCTTGCCCGAGTAAAAAAGTTATACAAAAACTGGCAGGCTGATCGTCAGCAATTGCGAGAGCTGACGATCCTATTAGACAACCTGACGGATTATGGCTTTCTTGAAAGGGCAACACGATGACCCATTACCGCGATCTGTTTGGTAAAAAAATATCAAAGCAAGATACGGTCCAGGCAGTAATCCATACTGTACGCACCGGCAAGCCCGGCGCTATGAGCCTCAGCCGACGAATGGGCATCGGTCTATTCAAAGCCACTCGCCTGGTCCGGGTACTGCAGGACGCAGGCGTTACATCGCCAGCCGGTCGCATACTACTAAAAGAGGATGCAGCCGTAAATGCCGCACTTCGGCAACTCAAGAAGGGACACAAGTAATGGCAGACACTAAGCCTAAAAAAGCCAAAGTTATTAAACCGAAACGTGCGAGCTTTCTCGACCGTATGAAGGTCGGCATAAAACTACGCGCCCCGCATGGTATCAAACTCACACAGGGCGAAACCGAGGCATTGCTAGAAATTCAGCAGTCCGACGTAAAAGTACTGAAAGACAACCAGCAAGAGGTACTCGCTGCCATTGGAGTAACGCATACGCTCGAGCTTGGTAATCAGATTAAAAAGGCACAGGCGGCACGCTCGGTTGCTGCTACAACGTACAAGAATACGAAAGACCCGATCAAAAAGCGCGAGTGGGCGCGACGGTTGATTATTGCCGACAATACCCGCCGGGGGCTTATCGATATGAAAACCCGCATGAGCGTTACCCGCGACCGGCTGGAAATGATCAAGGGCGACATGGAGCTGCAGATAGTAGAAGCTGAAGCCAAAGCAGCAGAGACCGCCGCATACGCCAAAGCCGGACGACAACTCCGACTTGCCGGGGAAACCCTCGTCAGCGCCCGCACGCGCGCTAAGAGCAATGCAGTCGAGTACACAAACCTCGAAGTAACAATGGAAGGCGCTGAAAAGATGCTCAACGATACGAAACCTGAAGAGTTGCTCGCCCAGGCTGATGCAATTATCGGGGGAGGACAATAGTATGGACGCAGCACTGCAGGCGTTCCTAGTAACAATGGCAATCGTTGCCGGTATACTATCGCCTTTTATATTCATACTGCTGCTCAACCTGATCAACAACTTTCTAATGGCACTCGCGCACCGGCTAAATATAGCGGTCGAGGAAGTGAAAAAGCAACCACCGTTCGATGATGTAGAGGTAAACGTAAGCCCAGCCACCCGGGTAATGAGTATGCGCTTTTATAAAAACGATACTGTCATCTGGGCAGGTAGCGCCACCCAAAACGCCAACGACGACAGGCTAGAGTTTACGACCGAGGAAACAAAGCAATGATCGTAATTGTAGCAAAGCGCCAGACCGGTAAAACCTCGACGCTCATTCGTTTGGCACATGAGCAGGGCGGATACATCGTCTGCCGCAGTAAAAGCATGGCTGGCGATATAGCAAATATGGCACGCAAAATGGAGTGTAATATAGCCTTCCCGATCACATACGAGGAGTTTATTGATAAACGCTATTATGGCAAAATGATCAGCAAGTTCTATATTGACGACGCAGACGCTCTTTTACAGAGCATGACTGTAGTACCAATCGAAGCCGTAACGCTTACACAGGAGGCTAGCGATGGACGGTAAAAGCCAAGCCTGGCGCGACGCTGCCGACAAGTTGTTGCTGGCACTCGCTAAAGACCACCAGTATATCGTCGCTGACATGGTGATCATATTCCTAGAGAGCGCCGGTTACGGACTCGACAACTACACACCGCTCGGCGGGGTATTCAAGCGCGCCGCAAAGCAAGGGATCATTCGCAAGGTGGGTGTACGCACCAAACAGCCACTCTGGATAAGTAATTTATACAAGAAGGAGACAAGGTAATGCCACAGGTAATACCACCCGCACCACGACCAATCAAAACGGACATTGAGCTATTCGCTCGAGCGTATTTCAACATCGAGCTTACTAGTTACCAGATGGAGATTATTGCCCTGGTAGCGTCCGGCAAACCTATCGGCGAAATTCACTCGCCAAAGCAGTCCGGCAAAACACTCGCCAATAAGGTGATACTGGCATACCTGCAGGAAGGCATCCGCACCAACGGACGCGCCCGCCTGCCTATGCACCCGCTCCCACCGCGCCCGGCAAAGCTCAAAGGCGTAACACAAGCCGGAAAGATACTCAACGCCATCAAACAGCCCACAGGCGCATACAACTGGCAACTATCCCGAATAGCGCTCAAGTACACCTCTGTAATAAGCGACCTCCGAAAAGACGGTCACGACATCGAGGCTATCCGGCAATATAACAAGCATGGAAAGGCGACCGACACCTGGTTGTATATCTGCCATGACTAAGAGCCACGACGACCTTTCAGAAATACCATGCCCTTACTGCGGCAATTTGGTGGATCTATCCGACGAGCCAGCGTACTACAGCGACGGCGAAGATAACCCTGCAGTATGCGATGAGTGCAATAAAGAGTTTTACGTTACCGGAAGTGCCACATGGCGCTGGACTACCCAGGAGACAGAAATATGAATGATCTAGATATGAAAACCATCGAAGCAATGGAAAAATACGGTGGCAGCTTTGTAGTAGCACTTGCGCAGGCTGCACGCCGGGCAGACCGAAACAACCTCGAGCGCATAAAACTAGCGTTCCCGGAATACTGGAAACAATACACCGAAATGGCGGATCACCGGTAATGCACGACTTCCCACCGACCACTCTGTACGCCACCATTTGTACGCCTGCAGCCTACGCTAAACGCCCAGGCTCACCAACCTGGCAATATGATGGTCAGTTTATCTGGATGCCAAAGTCGCCGGTCCAGTACGGCTTTAGTAAGGGCATGAAACCATACCCTCCCGGCAGTGTTGGTGCTGAAATGTTTAAGCAATACAAAAAAAGGATTGGCTTATGAGCCAGGTACTCTACGAATTCCCGCCAAACTACGAGGCTATTTGCCAAGCTATACCGGCGGTCCGAGAAAACAAAGCGATCGTCTTTGTATACGCCCCGAACATATACAGCCCTGCAGGTATCGAACTGCGTCCGGATCTATTAGCGCACGAGGAGGTACACGTTACCCGCCAGGGCAATGATCCGCAAAGATGGTGGGCTGAGTATCTAGTAAACAAAGACTTCCGGCTGAGGGAGGAGCTGGCAGCGTATCAGGTGCAGTACAAATACATGGAGGTGCATTACGACCGAGCCAAGCGCCGGGCAATTTTAAGCTCAATCGCTAAGGACTTATCCGGTCCGATGTATGGTGGTATAATAACGAAAGCACAAGCTATAACGCTGATAAAGAATGGAGTCACAGCATAATGCAAGTACGATTTGAACAAGACTATATGCGCTCGTCGGTAAAGGTTTATCTATTCGAGGATACGAACCGCGCCCGGGCGTTCTATACGAAGGGTGGCGAAGAGGTGCGTACTATCGAGGATGGTGCGGTATTGAAGGACGAGGACATTATGTTCGCTCGCATTCCAAAAGCAGCGCTGCAGGCTTTTGCCGAGGCGTTGAGCGAGCATGGCATAAAGACCGACAACGATCACAAAATAGCAGGCACACTCGAGGCGACCAAATACCACCTCGAAGATATGCGCAAACTAGCAAAAGTAAAGGAGTAACAGATCATGATTGAAAAAGTAAACCCTAGCCACCCCGACAAAGTAGCAGACCGCATTGCCGGTGCGCTCGTCGACTACGCATACACACTGCAGGAGAACCCGAAGGTGGCGTTTGAAGTACTCGTTGGGCATGGATTAGCCACTATCATTGCTGAAACCAGCGTGGAGCTACATACGATGGCGGTGGAGGCTATTGTCAAACGGCTTGTACCGGGCGACATCCAGGTCAATTACCTCGAAGTGCCGCAAGACCCAGAGTTGGCTAGCAACCAGGCTGAAACGGTCAAAGCGGGCGACAACGGTATATTCCGGGGCGTTCCAGTAAGCGCCGAGGTGCGCGAATTGAGTGATATAGCTCACAAACTATACGAGCGCTTCCCTAGCGACGGCAAATACATCCTCGCAGGTAACCGGCTCATCATCTGCCAATCAAACGCCAAAAGCGAAGACATCAGCGACCAGGTAGTGAATTATAACCTTACTATCAACCCGCTCGGCGAATGGACTGGCGGCACTGACGTCGACACAGGCGCGGTCAACCGCAAGCTCGGCTCTGATATGGGCGAGGCAGTAACCGGCGGCGGTCTGCATGGTAAAGACCTCTCAAAGGCTGACGTATCGGTAAATATATACGCCCATCTCAAAGCCCAGGCAACCGGCGAAATTGTAGAGCTGCACTGCGCAATCGGTGACGAGCTCATAGACGGTTTACCTTACGAGGAAATTGTCGCACGCGCCGGAGAGTACATTAAAGACATTGGCGGGTTCGAGAAGCTCGCAGAATGGGGGCTTGTATGAGCCGAGAGCAGAACTACACTCGCGTTCAAAAGGGTCACAGTGTAATACTATGGGCATTGTTCGGTGGCTTGGTGCTATGGATACCAGCCATATACTTTACAATCTCCCCTAATCACTACTGGCACGCATAATGGCAAAGAGCAAAATACCGATCATTGACCGGGAGAAGCAAGTCAAACAGCTCGGCGAGCTATTCCCAGGTGCAGTGCTTAAATCTATCAAAGAGGACAAGAGTATAATTAGCCTGGAGTTTGAAACGGTCGGTGTGATCATATTTGCCAACCCTAGCGCTATCGGACTCGGTTTATACCAAGTGCCTGAAGGCGAGAAGCCGAACGTATGACCCCGGAGGTAGCCGCTAAGAGGCTATCGGACATATTTGGTATTGATATACCTGTCGACCACGCTGCCAAAGCTATGAAGGAGCTGGCTACATATAGCGACCTGCAGTTTGAAACACTAGAGGGTAAGTACAAAATAAACGGCGATTGCTATATGCTACTCTCCGTCATTAACAATCAGCAGCACAATGGAGCGTGGGTACGATATATTGATTACCTCAAGGCAAACTATAAAACTGTAGTGGTCCAAGAGGTAGTGAATAAACGGCTCATGCAATGGCTATTGAAAAACGGCTTCACTACTACCAAGAAGCACAAGGACTGGGTAGTATGGCGTAAAATATAAATGCTGGCGGTAACTGCTTATGCAGTTCAATGGCGAAAGCTAATGTACGTTAGACGACTCCCCGGCGATACTGGGTGAACCGCGAGTCGCCAGCACTATATAGCGTTTAAATACGCGTCCGGTCCATAAATCAATAGCGCCCTCTCGTTGTATGCGAGTGCGGCGCTTTCTTTGTCTCTGAAATTACCAATGAACTGGCGCTTGCCATCTTTGTAAATTGCCGACTGCCAGTATATGCCGTTTTTAGCAACACCAACGTATCCGCTGGTGTTGTTCGCTTTTGGTGGTATATTTTGCGCGTTTACGGCTTTGGTCACTATACGGAGGTTTGAGCGCTGGTTGTTTGTTTTATCGCCGTCCTTGTGGTCGACCTGCAGGTGTTTAGCGGGCTGCATGATAAATCGATGCATGAGAGTCATTTTGCCGTCTATAAAGGCTTGAGCGTATCCTTTGGTGTGAATGTACCATTTATGGCTGGTCAGATCGATATAATCGTCGTCATCGACCTTTACGGGTATATTACTGCCTCCAAGTACTAACTCTCTCATAATCCTTATGCTAACACATCACAAACACGAAGTGAAGCGCTGTGTGGCTATTATTCAGATATTAGAGCGGTATTACCTTATCGGTCCAGGAAACGCGCCCTGTGGCGAGCCTGTGGGCAATGCGACGCCCTGTAGCCTTGTCGTTACCTATCAAACTGCCAATACTATCGTCATGGTCGACGAGCGACGGTATGGAGTAGTAAATAGGCAGGTGGTTGCCGTAATAGAACCGCCCGACACGAATATCGTATTTATCCTCCCGGAACATAGGGTCGTTGGCGAATTCGAGCATTGCCTCTATTTGGTCTGAAGGCAGGAGTATAGCAACGCCCCACATCATCATGTAGTGGCTAAGGAATGATCCGTCCGGCGCTTGTGCCACCGCTTCAGTAACGCGCTCCGGCAACGGACGCACTCTACCGGTATACAGCGACACAACGCTCTTGACCGGCAATGCAGCAATAAGCCCGACGATATTATCGTAAATATGCGGAGTAAGCACAGCGTCGTCCTGAATTACCAAGTGCCAATCACTACCAAGCACAATGCCGCCCTTCAGGGAGCGCTCGCCGGTGTGCCATTCGTTGTTTAGCTCGTCCCAGATAATATATACGTCTGAAAAGGGGTATTGTATAAGTTTTTTATACAGGGCTTCAGCTTCGCGCTTTCGCTTGGGGTGTGCCATGATTGATACGCTTATATTCATAATTTTGCTATCGCCTCCAATAGTTCGTCTTGTATATCGCTCATCGGCTTAATGAGGGCTGTTTTATGATCCATCCACTTCCAGTCGCCGGTAATAACGTCGTCCCGGGCAATTCGCATATTTGGTATGCCGTAACTGTCTGCAATGATGATGCCATGCAGGGAGCTGGAAAGTATAACCCGGCAGCTTGATATTTTCTTTATTACGTCCTCGGCAGGCTCTGTGGCGTCAATTACTATGTCCGCGAATGGATACTCGTCTTTATCGACATAGTGCCGCACGACGCCCACATTGTAGCGCGCCGGCTCTTTATGCCATATACGAGAAGCTAAAAGCCCCAGGTCGCCCATTGTAGCCTCTACACCGAGCGCTTTTGCAGTAAGTGCGCCCCGGACTGCTAATACGTTGAAATTATGCTCTGCATCATGTGTATGCCCTGATCCAGTACCGATAATGGTGGCATTGGGGTTTTTACGCTCTGCAGGATCTAGCATAGTGCCGGTGAGCAATACGTCGGCTTTTGCGAATGCGACTCGTTTTACTTTATGCCCGAGCTTACGCAGGATAATAGCGCCCAGCTCGTCGCCAAAGTTGTGTGGTCCGGATCGCGGTCGCCACCAGTATGCATATATCGTTTTATTTGTGTCTGAACCAGCCACTTGGAGACTCCTCATATTTTTTAAATCGTGATGTAACGTGCCTGCCGTATTCAATGACCGACTGATACTTGGTATACATTAGCCGGTTGAATATACCCATCTCCGTCTGGTCCTGTGGGTACTCGAAGTGATAGAGGTACATATCGCGGCATAAGTCCATTACCATCTGCCGACTGCCACCAACCACGCCACAGTTTAGCAATGG